AACACATTCATTTCCGATCCTTTGTTGGTTACCAATACACCAACATTTAGTTGTGAGGAATGCCAACCGGATGTTGATTCAACATGGAAACAATATTATTTGGATTCAACCGGTGATTGCATCCGGCCCGTGGCAAAGGAACGATTAATGCATCAAACAACATGGAATGTTGGGGATTTGAAAACATGCATTTCCGAATGGCCAAATTCAAATGATTGGTTGGATTATGTTACCACAATGAGGTTGAACGTTTACAAACGTGCATTGGATTTCCCGGTTGTTGGCCAAACAACATTTTTGATGATCAATCAATTGCAATCATCACGTGTTGTTGGTTTCCCGGGAAATTGGAACAACACCACAAATTTGATTGTTTCCGATACCGGCCCGGCATCCGAAATTGAAACATCATTCATTCGGCGTGTTGGATGGGAACAAACGGCATTCAATCCATCCGATGTTTTCATTGCCAATAATGCAACCTACATGAACCGAACACCGGTTGGGGCATTGGCGGCCGGTTACATTGCAACATTGGGTGCAACCAACGATTGGCGTGATGATGAAATTTATTATGAATACATTTTAACGTTTGATTTCACATCCTTGTTTGGATCACCATATCAAATCAATTTGGTTAAATCATTCAAGGTGTTGGCAATCCAAAATGAACCGGATAATTCGGGATTTCCACCAATTATTGAATCAATGGTTTTCCAAGGGTTCAACGGAACATCATGGGTGAACATAACCGGCCCGTTTTGCCCATCCGATTTTCAATCGTTGCGTGTAACATATTGTGCCAACCAATCCGGTGAATTCATATTTTTTGCCGAACCATCACCGGATGGAAACCAAATCACAATCCGGGAATCGGAAAACCAACCATCACCAAATGGATTTCCTCAATTGTTGAATGTTGTTTCGTTGGATTCATCATTCAGTGCCGTTGGTGGTGGTTCATATTGTGCAACGGCAATTTTGGATTCAAATTCGTTGGCAAATGGTTTATATTTGTTATGTGGATATTGGAGTGAATCCATTTTGTAAACATGGGATATTTATTCGATTCGTACATCAACCCAACCAACCCGGCACAAACATTTTGTGATTTATCGGTTGATTGCAGCCCAAAACCCGATCCATTGGTTCGTTTGTTTTGCAATGAAATAAACGTGTTTTGTGGAACCAATGAAGATTGTTCACGAACAATTGTAAACAATGGATTGGTTTTGTGTGAATGTTCCGATACATGGAACAATGATTTGTGTGGGAATGATTTGCCGTTTTGTTATCAATTTCAATCCGGTGATTTGTACACATTCCAATTCCAACAACCGAATGCAACATCATCAAACACGGGTTGGGCATCAAATGGAACATTGATCACAACCGATCCGTTTGCATATTTCGAAATCCGAAAATGTTGTGATGATTCATTGGTTTTTGTTGATTCGGCATTGTTCAATGATTTTGTTGTTGGATCGTTTGTGGGCACATTCAATTTGGCCAATTATGCCGGCACATTATCGGAAAACCAAATCCAACAAATCCAATTCGATTTGGGTGCAATTGCCGAACACATGATTTCATTGGGTGATGATCCATGTTTTTATTTCAAATTTTGTTTTTCAAAAAACCAATTGCCAATCCCATATCCAATCAATTTCAACAACGTTGATTGTTTTTGCACCGAAAATTTCCGGTTGGAAACATGTTTGGAAAAACCAAAATCGGTGTTGATCGATTCACGTTATTCATCAACGGATTGTTTTGGCCAATATTTCGGATCGGATTGGAACGATATTCAAGCCGGAACACCATTCCAATTTTCAAATCAAATCCGGGTTCCCGGATATTTTGAACCAACCAATTTCACCATCACCAAAAACGTGATTGAATCATCCCGGAAAACAACCGGAATGGAATTGTGTGAAACATGGTTGTTGCGAACGATGCCAATGCCGTTGAGGTTTGCCCGTTTATTGGCAACCATCATTGCCGGTGCCGATGTTTACATCAATGGCCGTGAATATCAATTCCAAGGTGAATTCCCCAAAAACAACGAAACCGGTTCATTGTGGTGTGCCGATTTGCAATTTGAATATTGTGATTGTTCCAAAAATTTAACATGTTGAAATGATATCGATTGAGGAAATACCATCATTGTTGGCCAATGAACAATATCGGCCCAAAAATTATGAGCATTGGAACCGGGTTCGGGATAACATGTTCATCCATACACGTGGAAAAAATCCCGGGGAAATTTTAACCCGGCGGCGGCCAAATGAGGATGAGGATGTGAAAAAATATCGATTATCGATTTATGAACCAATCACAAAAGGTTCGATGAATCGTGCCATTGATAAATTGTTCCGGATTTTCCAAGGTGCCAATTTTTCAATTTCCGTTTCGGATGAATTGAACACATATTTGAGTGAACAAAAATTCGATGGGCAATATTTTTATTCATACATCCAAAAATATGTTGTTCGGAGGATGATCGAAGATCCGAACGGTTATTTGGTTTGGATTCCCGTTGGTGATGGTTTAATCAACCCGGCAATCAAAGTTGATGTGCAACCGGTGTTGATTATGAGTGATGAAATTAAAATTTTGGATCATGGCATCATAACATGGGAATCGGAGGATGAAAAATCAATGGTTCGGGTGAATGGCAAATTGGATCAATCCGGTTCAATTTATTACACATTAACCGATTCCGGATATTACAAACACATTCAATTCGGGCAAAAACATGATCGGAAATTTGAAACCGTGTTGATTTATGAACACAACATTGGTTCCGTTCCGGCCGTGATTTTGGGTGGTGATTACACCGATGAAAATTTTTTCGATTCGTATTTTTCGGCATTCATTCCATTTGCCAATGAGGCAATCCGGCAATATTCCGATTGGACGGCGGTAATGACAACATCGGCGTTCCCATATCGTGAGGAAATGGCCGAAACATGTTCGGCAAAGGGTTGCCGGGATGGTGTTGTTTACAATTCGGAAAACGATGAACATGAACGTTGTGGCAATTGCAAGGGCACCGGCAAAGTGATTTCACGTTCACCATTCGGTGTTTTCATGCGTGAAAAGGGAAACAATGCAATGGGTGGTGATAATTCATCCGAACCAATGTTGAGGTTCATATCACCGGCCGTGGATATCATCGAATATTCGGGCAATGCATGGGAAACATTATTAAAAAAGGCCGAACAATCATTGCATTTAAACGTGATCGATGAATCCCAATCCGGGGTTGCAAAACAAATTGATCGTGAGGATTCGTTTTCCCAATTAACCAAAATTTCGAACAACATATTTGATGAAATAATCTACAAATCATTGTTGTTCATTGAGGCATATCGAAACGTGATCGAACCGGTTGCACCGGTGATTGTGAAACCAATTTCATTTTCGATGAAAACGGAATCGGATTTGATTGCCGAAATCACAACGTTGAGTGATAAAAATGCACCGGTTGCATTTTTGGTTGAATCAACCAAGGATTTGGCCCGGAAACGTTTTTCCGGCAACAAATCGGTTACACGAATGGTTGAAACATTGGTTTCCTATGATCCATTGTTCAACATCAAAACAACCGATAAACAAATGTTGTTGGCATCCGGAACAATTCAAAAGGCCGATTTAATCCGTTCATTGTATGCATACAGAACATTAACAAATTTGGTGGCATTGAACGGAACGGAGTTTTTGGAAAAACCATTGCCGGAATTGTTTTTGGCATTGGATGATGCAATGGCACCGATCATTGAAAAATATGTGCCCAAAACCATCATCAACATCGATGCACCAACGGTTGATCCCGAATTCCAACGTACCCAAGCCGAGGCCCAAGCCAATTTGAAAGGATCGGTTGGTGGTGTGCAAGGTATTTTGCAAATTCAACAATCGGTTGCCAATGGAATAACCGATTTTGCGGCGGCAATTGAATTGTTGAATGTGATTTATGGGATTGATGTGGAAACGGCCCGGAAAATTTTGGGAACACCAAAACCGATTGAACCGGGAACAAACGTTTGATAAATGGCCGAATTCACCGAACAAATAATTGATATCATTGAAAAAAAGGATTCGACAATTTCAACGGCCGAATCCAAATTGTTGGATCAATTAGGGCCAACCGAAAAATTGATTTTTGCCGATATCAAAAAATTGATCGACAAATTCAACGTTTCCGGCGGCAAAATTGAATTCAATGATTCAAACATTGAATTGGTGAACACCATAAACCAAACAATCGTTGATGCAATCCAAAAATCAAAAATGCCGGCAACCATCCGGGAATTTTTGCGTGATTTCGATACCATAAAGGAATTCAATGTTGATGTTCATTCCAAATTGAATGGATTATCAAAAAAGGAATTGGAGGATTTAATTAATCCCATCCAACGTGGTGTTGTGCAACAAACATTGGATGGTTTAACCGGTGCCGGTGTTGATGCCAATTTCATCGAACCGGTTAAACAAGGAATTTACCGAAACATCGTTGGTGGTGCAACCCGTTCGGATTTGGAAAATTTTTTAACGGCATACGTTGTTGGAACACCGGAATTGAATGGTTTATATTCACGATATGTGAAACAAATTTCCCGGGATGCATTGGGCCAATTTGATGGGCAAATCAATGCAATCATTGCCGATGAATTTGGATTGGATGCATTCCGTTATGTTGGATCAATCATCGATGATTCACGGGCACAATGTGTTCGATGGGTTGGGAAACGAATTTTGGAAAAATCGGAAATGCAATCCGAAATTGCATGGGCAAACAACAATGGTTCGGGAATGATTCCCGGAACCAACCCGGATAATTTTTTGGTGTTTCGTGGTGGATATAATTGCCGGCACCGGGCCATTCCGTTCAAATTGACAAAATCCCAACGTGAACGATTGCAAAAGGATTCAAAAAAGGAAACCGATGTTCAAACGGAAAAAATTGAAAATCAAATTGATGAAATCAAAAAAGACATCAAAAAAGATTCGAAAAAACCAAAATCCGAACAATATTTTCAATCAAATTTTTATTCAACCGTAAATGAAAACGATAAAAAAAAGATTGTTGAATTGATTTAATACCAAGATGATTCAATCGGAAT